ATACTACCAATTAGCCCGACCCCTCGTGGCGTCTGTTTTACTTCCGCATCATTCTGCATCGAAGTTAAGCGTATCAGGTTTATTAAATGGTGAGTCTGGCACTGTTCGGATCGTCTCAGGGAGAGAAGAGTCAGGAAAGACAGGGGGGGTCGGCGTAGGGCTAAAAAAACGGTCACCTTTGGCTAGGTTGCACGCACGACATATAGCCGCACAATTCAGTGGGTCAAACATATCACCGCCCTTAGAGCGTGGCCAGATGTGGTCCACCTCATTAGCCTCATTACCGCAGGCGTAGCAGATCCTGCCATCCCTGTCGAGCACCATAAGTCTTAGCTTCTTCCACTGCCCACTACCCATAGCACGCTGGTGTTTAGCCTTCTTGTTAACCACTAATGCCAGCCTTTTAGTTTCCAATGATTAAGTGCGTTACACATAGAGCCATATCTGTTGTAGTTATATTTAATACCCCATTCAACCTGTTTAAACCCATCAACAGTAGCCAGGTACTTAGACCTACCTTGCGGTATTCCATAGTGTGAACCATTACGAGCATTAGGGTTCCACCTAGATTCATGGAAGTACAACGTGTCTAAACAGTAGAACTCTTCTAGATTATTTAGCTGTATGAATGCCCACTGCCTGTAATGATTAGTCTTGTAATTAACAGCGGAATCAGCTCTTTCAAGGCTTAACATTTGTCCTACAAATACAGCGCACCCAACTAGCGTGCACCATGCGAGCCTTCCCCTACGGGGCTCGCCCTTTCGCCTTGAGGGCGAATGCGATCTAGAGCGTACCAGCGCAGTCAATAGCATTTAGCATAACCGCAGGTCACACGGCGTGGCGAAGTACGGGACAATATCATCCAGATCAATCCACGTTTGGTCGTAGCCAGCCAAAGTCATATTGACATCCATCCAATATACTGCGAGTTGGGATTATCTATCAGCCACTGCTTACGCAATGCATTCTGGTGGGCCCAGTTAATATCGGTGGATTCTGTCATTATCGCACCCGAGTAAAGTTGGCTCTCTTCATAGCTTCTAACGCTCTATCACTCATGCCCACAAGTACACAACTCATGAATATACCTTTTAGGCCTTCAGTCTTATGTACAAACTTTAATTTAGGCGGCAGCAACGCTATACCGTGCGCTTCATTCCATAACTTCACAAATGCGTTAGATTTAGATACTTGTACAAGCATTAATCCATAGCCATGCGCCAAGAACTTATCTATAAACGGTGTTGGCTTGCTATATGGAGGATTACACCAAACAAACCCATGCCAGGGTTGTACTAGGCCGTCGGCCTCTAAGTCGTAATGATTCTTAGCTGGTAGCCAGGGAACACCACCTGTTGGAGCGCATACGTCTAAGTCGTATGTTTCGCCCAATGCATCAAATATCCACTCTGGTGTGTAGTAATCATTGTTTTCTTTGTAGCCTGGCGAATTTACGCCTTTACTGAAGATAGCCATTACTTCTCCTTAATTAGTGAACAAGTGTGGCAGACCACGGTAATGAACTTCCAACTACCACACTTATCGCATCGGATTATGTCCGAGTCAGGAATAGTAAGCGCTTCAGCTATATTTTTCACACCGACACACCCACAGTCCATGCACTGATACGCTTTGAATCCTTCGGGCATATCTAACTGATCTAGCCACAAGAACTCCGTGTTGCGTTTACAGCCATTACACTTGAACTGTGCGTGCTTCATGCTAATATCCTTATTGCCTACAGTGGCATTGAGTACATACTAGGTAAATACCGTCTGTTAATAGTCTGTCGTCATTACAGCTAACGCAGCGGTCCGTTGATGGGGTCAGGGTTCTCTTATCGTTCTCTATGCGTAGGGTAAATCCTGATCCATCTCTAAGTTCAACGTATCCCATTATTCGCCTCCCTTCTCCTCTTCTACCAGTTCTGGAAAGAACCAGTTGCCTTGCGCATCCTGCTTAGCCCATACAGCGTGCTCTTTAATTTGACCCATACAAACCCACCCGTAATACGGTTTCTTGGTTGTTTTGCTAAAGCCAGTGCGCAGTACATGTCCTGCCTCGCAACATAGCGGTGGTGGCTTAGGTGCGCCTGGTAGTTCGACCCCGTTATTCATCCATTGCACGGGCTCGTTTGATTTGTTTTCTACGCTGAAGGCTGGCACGGCTTCTAACCGCACAACCTTATTCATTTCTTCTCGGCTAGCCCTCTTGCCCTTAGCTGCGTAACCTGCGTTTGCAAGCGCTCTGCCGATCGCTGAAGTCTCACAGTTTTCCAGTGCAGAAGTAGAATTGACACCTCTATCCGCAATGCTTTCAGAAGCAAGCCCAGTCGCACAGGGCCTCCAGTCTTCTTGCGCTTTAAATAATTCAGCACTAACAATGTATCTAGTGTCTGAGGTCTGCTCAAGTTTTGTTGCCACTCTTCCATGCGGGTAGTCCTTCCACCATTTTTCCAGTCGGCTCTCGACCGTTTCGTAATCTTGTAAATTAAATGCCATTAGTCATCCCCCCACGTGTAGTTGATATCAGTTTCTGCGTCAAGCACGGTCTGGTATATTGAAAGGTAAGCAATAGCGTCGACGAGTGAGTCGCCGTGAGTTGGAGATTCACTAATCCGAGAAACCTTGACGAGCGCCATACATAATGCGACTTGGCTAGGTGTAATTGGATGGTCGAGATATGCCGACCAGAGCTCACTGATCCTTTTATGGTTTGTGTAAGGATGGCCGTAGACCGATCCACGTGTGTGCACCAAATCGACAACATTTGCTAGCAGTTTCTCAGTTGTTGTTGGCATCAGTTAGATCCCTATGTCGATTAGCAACTTTCCAACCGTCACTGCGGCCTTTCCAATAGCCCGACTGAAATGCGCTCTCTTTAATCTCGTGGATAATCCATAAAACTATGCAGCTAATAGTAATGCTCCACATAATTACATAGCCGAGGTCTTTTAAGTCAGAATATAAGTTCATGCGTTCACCAGCGTCTTGCGTAGGTGGCAAGGACTAGCGTAGTTAGTTAACAGTACCCAATCGCCTGTGCCTTCATCGCTATGTATAGCGTGATTAGATCCCATAACATTTAGAAAGGCCTGTGCCATTTTCAAAGCAGCATAGTTGTCAAACCAGTACGCATACTTCCAAGTTAGCAATGGGGCAGGTTCAAATCGATCTACCTGCTTCTCCCAATCCTGGCCGTTCCATTCCATTGAGTTGATCCATAGTTGCTCAAAGTCAGCAGCCTTTATATCAATCTGTATTTTCATTAGTAGCCCGTCTATACCACTACTGTGCTTCGTGGTACGGGCTTAGTATTGCACCTGTGTACGACTTTGTGGATTGTTTTAGTGCATATTTGTATAACGATTTGGTAACGTTTTACCTGTAATACCTGCCGAGTGCGGTAAATGAGCCATCCTTCGGATCAATAGGCACTAACGTGGGTGTTAGCGTCTTTCCCTCGGACTCGAGTATAGCAAACCCATTCTGCCAATTAGCGCTGTTATAGCGAATATAGCCCGCTTTCTTTCTATCCATAAGATTACCCACCTCACAGCCATATAAGGCCCTGTAATGGCCGTTTACGCCCTCTGAGTAGGCACTCATGCCTAGCCTGTGCGAATGCCCCGCTAAAACAGACTTACCAAACTTCTTAGCCAAATTTAGGGCCGTAATACCTGCGTGCTGGCTCATACTTCCTTCATCGCCGTGGCAAAGGATCCAGTCGGGGTGGAACTCATAGGCCTTGCGGTGATAGGTCATGCCCATATCAGCGAACCCCATGAATGCTGGGTACTGTAGCTCAGGCAGATTGATTAGGCCTGGTACTTTTAATAAAGTGTTGTATAGGCGATCAGTATGATTACTGCGGATAATATGCATTTCTGGACTGTACTCACCGATATCCCAAAGTATTTGCTTGCATAGTTCACGGTCAGCGTGTAGATCCTCGCTATAAGCCAGAGGTGTGCCTTCACTCCATTTGCTAATCGATTGAAAGTCAATCTCGTCTCCAACCACCAGTACAGAATCAAACTTCTCCCGCCTGGCTAGCTTGATGATATTCTTTACGGCAGAATCCAATTGATATGGAACCTGCAGGTCTGATATTACTAGCCAACGCTTAATCGTCTTCCTCGTCTGGAGTAGGGATAGTTGGGATAATTCCCTTGTCGCCTACGATCCAGTCAGGCATTGATTCAGGGCTATCCATGAGATACAGCGCAACGGACTCGGAGAAACCCGCCTTACGTGCTGCTTTGAACATCTCGTGTTTGGCAATGTAGAAAACTTCTAATTTGCTTAATGGGTCAGGCGACTTACGCACCCTGCGTCTGCTTATCTTCTTACGCTTGCGAACGGTAGCCATGTTAAAATTATCGCTTACTAATTAGAATAAATAGATCATCAACACGCTGTTCTAGTCGTGTTAATTGATCCTTCATACTGGAGCCCCCATTGGGCCTCAGTTCATTTAGCCAGCCTTTAACTAAGAAACGCAACCCGACTAGCCCGCCTGTTAGCACGGCGCAAACGCCAGCGCCAAAGCCAGCCCACTCTGTAGGTGTCATGCGTCATTAGCACCGAGGCCATAGGCACTATCGGATTTATCTAAAGCCCTGACTGCTGGACCTGCGAGCGCTGATATAACCACAGCTACGACAGGATCTAATCCCAATTCATTACTTGCCAAGAATGTTAAAAATGAAACCAATACGCCACGTGCGTATGATTTAAGTACAGCCTGTTGCTTCTTGCTTATCTTCATATCTTGCCCCCTATTAGTGGTATATCGAACGGCCTATTATCTAGGTCGCCTAACTTTGTAAAACTGATATGGATGTGGCGCTTATGTGGATTAATGCCCTTGTATTTACGCCAACGCCAGTTTAATATCTTCGAGCATATTCGCCCGTTATAGATGACGTATGATATGCGTT